GAGTACACCGTGAAAGACCCCTCTCCTATAGCGGACCTGCCTCCTTGGCTGGCGGACCTGGCTGGCGCTAAGTCTCAGGAGGCACCCTCTCCCGTGATAGAGGGCACCATCGAGCACGGATCCCGCAACAACACGCTCGCATCCTTTGCAGGGACGATGCGCGATAGGGGTGCAAACTACGAGACCATCCTAGCTGCGCTGCAGAGTATGAATGAGACCATGAGCGAGGAGCCAATCGCAGAGGAAGAGGTGCAGCAGATCGCCGCATCCATCTGCCGCTACGAACCTGGTCAAGCATCCTCCCTGGTCCCGTTTATGAAGTTTGAAGAGCACCTTAAGACTGCAAAACACAGTGTCTGGGGCCAGTCCATCGAGATCCAGAAGATGCGGCCACCCGATTGGATCATAAAGGGCCGCTTTGTCCCAGGCTATCTCACTGTTACCGGCGCACCTCCTGGGGTCGGCAAATCACGCATCTCGCTCTTAGAAGCTATCGCAGTGGCCACAGGCACGCCGCTTACGGGGTTTGAGGTGCGCAAGCCTGGGCCTGTGTGGTTCATCTCGGAAGATCCCCTGGATGACCTGCAGGAGCGCTTCATCGGCATCTGCCGACAGAATGGCCTGGACCATGCGCAAGTCCCGGTACTACTGACATCCCTGATGGAACTCCCTTTGCGCCTGCTCAGCAAGCAAGGTGGCACCTATGTCATCAACGATGGCGCTGTAGACTGGGTGCGCCAGCAAATACAAGCCAACAACTTTTTACTGGTGGTCCTGGATCCCTACAAACGCCTGCACAATTGCGAGGAGAACGACAACACTGCCGCAGATATGCTCACCGACATCCTGCAGCAGGCTGCTACGGGCCATCGGTGCGCCATGCACGTCATCCACCATACCGGCAAGGCCCACAGCTCAGCCAACACCCTGCGCGGTAATATGGATGCCCTGCGCGGCGCTGGCGCTCTGGTGGGCTCCGCGAGGATAGTCTGGACCGTGGACTACTACCGACCTGGACTGGACACAGATCTAGTCCTTATCCCCACTGCAGAGCAGCGCAGGTGGATCCGCATGGACCCTGCCAAGTGTAACATAGCGCTACTCAACCCAGAAGACATCCCCTGGTTCTACCTCTCAAGCCTTAAGCTACCCTGCCATACCCACCCAGATGACTCCGTAGGTGTGGCCAATCGGGCCCATCCCGAGCGCAACACAGAGGCGGAAGCCATAGACCTGGTGCCACCCTTCCTGGACAAAGTGGCGGAGTGCATGACTGAGAACGATACCGATGACCTAGGCACCATCAGCAGCTTGGCCAACTCCCTGGTCATAGACGGCATGCCACATCAGAACTGGACGCACCTGTTTGAACTCGGCCAGTGCTTCTCGGGCCTGACCACAGGCAATGCAGTCTACCGCGCTATCACCCGCATGCTGCTCACACCCGTGAGCCACGAAGGGTACACCTACCGGCTGGCAGGAGACAGAGGCAAAAGATTGACGCGCACTGCAGACTTTAGCACGGAGGTTTTCAGTTGATTATTGATACGCACTCTATAGAGAAAGTTTTTCCAGAGTTTTTCCGGGCTCCGTTTTTCCAGTTTTTCCAGAGGCTCGGAAAAACAGCAACTCTAGGCGCGCCAACACCTTCTGGTTTTTCCGAGGGGTTCGTTTTTCCGAGCATTTTCAAAACTGTAAGTCGTTGGTGCTCTAGTGTTTGGAGTTTTTCCAGTTTTTCCCCCCTAAAGGGGGTGGGCGTGGCCCGGAAAAACCGTGGCTCACGCTCCACCCTTCTCCAGGAAAGGGGTGCTTAAAAAAAGGAGGATGTGAGAATGAAAGCGAGAATACGAGGCAGGAAAGCTGGCAAGAAGGTTCTGGTCAAGCGAGCTGATCAGAAGCGGTACGAGCGCAACAAGCCTTGCCTATGTGGCTCTGGCCGGAAGGCAAAGGTTTGCTGTGGTCATGCTCAGGACTTGGCCAAGCAGCGCAAGTTGGCTCTGGTCAACCTGGGGGCTGCGGAGATTGATCGAAGCAAGGTGGAGGGTTGGTCTTGAGTCCCACGCAGAGGTCGTTGAAGCTGCTGCGCGGTCAAGGCTATTTGTGCGAGGTCGTGGAACGGTTCAATCATTTCAGCAACACGAGGCGGGATCTGCTGGGATTCATCGATGTGCTGGCTCTACACGAAAAAAGGTTAAGGATCCATTCTGGCGCTATAATAGCACCAGGGATCGTCGGCGTGCAGGTGACTGGCGGAGGCAATCTGGCTGCGAGGCGCACGAAGATCCTCACTGAGCGCAGGGATCAAGCGCTTCGGTGGTTGTACTGTGGCGGAGGGATTGAGATTCATGACTGGCGCAAGGTGGCGCTGAAGCGCGGGGGCAAGCGCAAGGTTTGGCGGCCTCGCATTGTGGAGCTTACTCTCGCAGACTTTGGAGGAGTATTCGCATGAGACATCTCGGGAAGTACCTGGTGCGTGTGCCTGCTGAGGAGCTGATGCAGCTGCGCACAGAGGCGTGGCTGCAGAAGACCAGGGCGGAGTATCACCGGAAGCGGAGCGAGCGCTACGAGCGCCTGCTGATCATCGCTCACGAGAAGAGCAAGCGCCTGCTGGAGGGCCTGGAGGCGGAGGGCGTGCACAAAATTGGAAAAGGGGCTTGATTAAGGGCGAGCCAGGAGGTAGGATAGGGGTGCCCGAAGAAGCGAAAGCTCTCTGCACCGTACGGAACCCCCCAACTCCCCCAAGTTGGGGGGTTCAACTTTGGTCGGAATATTCGCTTGACCAACCTTGCTGCGTTCTGTATTCTTTCAGAGTACGGTTTACCTTCAAGGAGGAGAGCAGTGGGCGATGACCCTGTTGCAGTGTTCAGCAAGACCGACATCGACGTGATTGAGGCGCTGATTGATGCAGCTGTCCAGAAGGCGATGAAGCGGCACGCGGAGCGCTACTGCCGGATGGGGCCGATGACTGAGGTGGAGACCATGCGGGTGTCGGAGAATCTGCGATGGGTAAGCAAACTGCGCCGTACATCAGAGAGCATTGGCAACGTGGTCCTAGGGCTCATCGTGGTCACCCTAACGGGTGGCCTTTTGTCTGCGCTATGGGTGGGCCTACGTGCAGCGTTTAAGGGGCAGTGATGTGGCTTACAACGAGGATCACATCTTTGTGGCGGCGTTTGTCGAAGCCTATGCGCGTTGCGGCTATGACGGTGCCAAGGCGTACCAGTCGCTGCGTCCGGGCATTAGTACCAACGTGGCAGCTGCAGCTGCGACCAGGCTCTTCAAACACCCTGCAGTCAAGGCTGTGCTGGCCAAGTCTAGGAAGAAGCTGATGAAAAAGTTTGAGATCAGCGAAGAGCGAGTCCTGCAGGAGATGGCGTGCATCGCCTTCCTGGACATCGCCGACTTGTTCAACGACGATGGCAGCTTGAAGCCTATCAGCGAGATCCCCGAAGAGACCAGGCGAGCACTCGCAGGCTTGGAGATCAGCGAGCTGTTTGATGGAGTCGGGGAGGACCGTGAGCAAGTGGGTCGCCTGAAGCGCCTGAAGGTGGAGTCCAAGACCAAGGGCCTGGAGATGCTTGGAAAGTACCTGGAGATGTTCCGAGATCGGCTGGAGCTGAGCACCGACCAAGACCTGGCCAACCTGATCCTCGCAGCACGCAGGCGAGTGCAGGACGATGATGTCCTTGATGCGGAGGTCTTCTCTTGAGTGGCTTTGGCAAGGAGGAGCTGGTTACTCGTATCGCCGGGAAGGTGTACGCTTTTGTGCGTGCTTGGCGTGCGGTGTATCGGTTCGTCCTCTTCTTGTGGGGCAGGAAATCATGAACGCGATGCAAGAACTCGCTGAAGATCTGGCACGCTTCTGGGATGACCCCTTCGGGTATGTCATGTGGGCCTTCCCTTGGGGCGAGAAGGGCACGGTCCTGGAGTACGAGAGCGGACCTCGCGAGTGGCAGCGTCAGTTCCTCCTCCGTTGGGGTGAGGCAATCCGCCAGCGTGGCTTCAAGGGCAAGGTGCCTGCGCCTCCGTACATGTGCGCCACTGCATCCGGACATGGTATTGGCAAGTCCGCGCTCACTGCCTGGTGCATCAAGTTCATCCTGGACACGCGGCCATTCAGCAAGGGCGTGGTCACAGCCAACACGGGTGACCAGTTGAAGACCAAGACCTGGGGCGAGTTGCAGAAGTGGCACAGCCTCAGCGTGACGCAGGATCTCTTCGAATACCACAACACCAAGGGCAACATGAATCTCTCCAACAAGAGCAACCCTGAGATCTGGCGTTGCGATGCGATGACCTGTCGCGAGGAGAACGCGGAAGCTTTCGCTGGCCTGCACGCAGCTAATGCTTCCCCGTTCTATATCTTCGACGAGGCGTCTGCGATCCCCGAGAAGATCTGGGAGGTGGCTCACGGTGGTCTCACCGATGGCGAGCCCTTCTGGTTCTGCTTTGGCAACCCAACGCGATCAAGTGGCTCCTTCCGCTGGTGCTTCGGCAAGAATCGGCACAGGTGGAGTACTGCGCAGATTGACTCGCGAGATGTGGAGGGCACGAACAAAGAGCTATTCGCTGAGTGGGTGGAGGACTATGGCGAGGACAGTGACTTCGTGCGCGTCCGCATCCGTGGTCTCTTCCCGCGTGCAGCTTCGTGCCAGCTCATCAGCGAAGACCTGGTTGACGCTGCGTGGGGCAAGCACCTGCGCAAGGATGAGTACAGCTTCGCAGCTCGCGTGCTTGGGTTGGATGTGGCTCGCTACGGCGATGACAAGAGCACGCTGTACCTGCGTCAGGGTTTGGCTGCGTGGAAGATCAACGAGTGGCGCGGCGTGGACCTGATGACGCTGGCCGGGATGGTGATGCAGGCAGAGGACAAGTACCACACGGATGCTACGTTCATCGACCTGGGCATGGGCGCAGGTGTGGTAGATCGCATGCGTCAGAGTGGCAGGGAGCCGATCGGTGTGCACTTTGGTGGGGGCAGCACGGATCGCCAGTGCCTGAACAAGCGCAGCCAAATGTGGTGCAACATGAAGAAATGGCTGGAATCCGGTGGCGCAATTCCGCAGGATATAGAATTGCGGGAGGACCTTGTATCTCAGGAGTACGGGTTTAACGCGAAGGATCAGATTGTGCTAATGAAGAAAGAGGATATGAAGAAGATCGGCCTTGCTTCACCGGATGACGGTGATGGCCTGGCGCTGACCTTCGCAGAGCCTGTTGTGCCTAAGACGCGGATCCAGACGCTACGCGAGCAGTATGGCGAGGAAGACCGTGTGCAGACTGAGTATGACGTTTTGGCTATGAGCTAGGAGATGATCAATGTGCACTTCCGTTATTGACTGGGTAAAGGATGACATCCTGGACATTGAGCCTGAGAAGCCCAAGCCAAAGCCAAAGCCCGTGGCTGCGCCAAAGCCTGCGGCTCCGAAGCCTATGGCAGCGAAGAGGGTCAAGGCGGCGACTCCTGAAGCCAAGAAGGCGGAAGCTGGTGGCGGCCGCGAGGATGGATCGCTCCAGGCCAAGGCTGCACGAGCGGCTGCGAAGGATACGCTGCTCACAGGTGCGCTGGGTCTGGGTGGTGAAGCGCGGACACGCAAGAAGACTTTGCTTGGTCAATAGCAGGAGATGCCATGTGCTTCTTTGATTGGTTCGACAAACCGGAAAAGCCAAAGGCTCCTCCTCCCCCGCCACCTGTGCCAAAGGTGAAGCAGGAGACTGCACCTAGCAGCAAGCAGGTGCAGAAGCAGGTAGAGGTGGCCAAGAAGCAAGAGGACACTCGGGTGCGCAAGTTCCAAGGGCAGCAGGCTACTCTGCTGACCTCACCCTTCGGTGTATCTGAAGAAGCGAACGTCAAGCGCAAGACTCTGTTGGGGCAATAGCCATGATGAGACGCGAGAAAGAAAAAGGCACCAAGACCTACCGCAAGCGCTGGAAGGAGCTGTACCAGGATGCAGATACCTGGCGGCAGCACTGGAAGGAGCTGGCGGAGTACCTTTATCCTCGTCGTGGTGTGTTCCTGACCAACGAGGATGAAGAGTCTGGCACGGGTGACAAGAAGGGCCAGAAGATCATCAACACGCGCAGCATCCGCGCTCGCAAGATCGCAGCGGCGGGGTTGATGAGCAACAGTTCTCCCTCGCGTCCATGGTTCCGCTTCGCATTGCCTGACGATGACCTGATGGAGTACCAACCCGTGAAGGAGTGGCTGCATGAGGTGCGCTCCAGGGTGATGACAGTCTATCAGCGCAGCAACTTCTACGGGGCTGCGTACAGTCTCTACAGCGAGATGGTGAGCTTCGGGTGGAACCCCATGCTCATCGAAGAGGATCCCGACACGATCATCCGGTGCAAGCCGATGACCATTGGCGAGGCTTACATCGGCTGCGACAAGCATCTGCGCCCCAACTCGCTGTATCGCTGCTTCTGGATGACTGCGTACCAGTTGCTGGATATGTTTGGCGAGGACAACCTGACCTCGGATGTCAAGGCGGCGCTGCGCAACAAGACAGGCGACAAGAAGTTCAAGGTCTACCATGTGATCGAGCCTCGCAACCTGCGTGACCCAGCTATCCTGAACCCACGCAACATGCCCTATGCCAGCGTGTACTACCTGGACAAGGCTACCAATGAGGAGTTCCTGCGGATCAGTGGCTATCGCACGATCCCGTTTGTTGCGCCTCGCTGGGATGTGGTGGGCACGGACATCTACGGAGATTGCCCGGGCATCGATGCACTGGCCGATGTGAAGATGCTCCAGAAGATGGAGAAGGACAAGCTCATGGGCTTGGACAAGGAAGTCAATCCACCCATGAACGCACCGACCTCCATGAAGAAGACTGGCGGCACGATCATCAGCGGCGGAGTCAACTACATCGATGTGACGCAGGGTCAGCAGGGCTTCACTCCCGCGTACCAGGTGCGGCCAGACATCCGCAACCTGGCTATCGAGATTGATCGCGTGGAGCAGCGCATCAATGAGCACTTCCATGTGGACCTGTTCATCGCTGTGCTGAATGAGAACAAGCAGATGACTGCTACGGAGGTAGCTCAGCGTCACGCGGAGAAGCTGCAGCAGCTGGGGCCAGTGCTGGAGCGCCTGCAGAGCGAGTTCCTTGGGCCTGCGATTGATCGCACGGTAGACATCATGGAGTCCATGGGTTTGCTGCCAGAGCCACCCCAAGAGATCCAGGGCATGGATCTGGACATCCAGTACATCAGTCTACTGGCGCAGGCGCAGAAGATGGTAGGGACCACAGGCATTGAGCAACTCGCTGGTTTTGGTGCCAACCTGGCGGGGGTCAACCCTGATGTGCTGGACAAGTTTGACTTCGATGAGATGGTAGACCAGTACGCGGAGATGCTCGGTGTGCCTCCTGAGCTGGTGCGTGCAGATGACGCAGTGGCTGAGTTGAGGCAGGCACGGGCTCAGCAGATGGCGCAGCAGCAAGCCATGGAGCAAGGTATGAACATGGCGCAAGGTGCCAAGCTGCTGAGTGACGCGAAGCTTGAGGGCGATAGCGCTCTTGATCAACTTGTAGGAGGAATATGATGAGTCGTTACGCAACTGCAACCCATAGCGCAAGAGCGCATGCGGAGGTTACACCCAGTGACGCGGAAGACCTTGAGAAAGCTCCTTGCCGTGCTCTGTATATCGGAGTTGGCGGAGACGTTGAAGTACATGATTCGGAAGGTAACGCCGCAACTTATGTCGGCGTACTGACCGGCTCTATTTTGCCGGTGCAAGCAAAGCGCGTTCTGAGTACCGGGACTACAGCCACGAACATCGTGGCGCTGTACTAGGAGAGAACAATGGCCAACGCATCTGACTATCTGGAAGCGGCACTACTCAACCATGTGTTCCGCAACACCGCATACTCTTCCCCAGCTGCGGTCTATGTCGGGTTGTTTGACGGTGACCCCACGGACGATGGGTCCGGCGGCGCGGAAGTGACCACCGACATTGATGCTACCGGTCGCAAGGCCGCGACCTTCGGCGCACCAAGCGGGGGCGTTATCACCAATAGCGCAGACGTTGATTTTGGTGATGCAGACGGTGATGCAGACGTGAGCCACTTCGGTATCTTCGATGCGGCGTCTGCAGGCAACCTTCTGGCGCATGGTAGCATCACAGGTGGCTCGCAGTCCATCAGCACAGGCAACGCGGTGAAGTTTGCCGCAGGTGATCTCACAATCACTCTGGCGTAGGGGTAAGCATGGAACTGTCGCTATCGTTAGCACTAGCTGCATGCAGAGGATCAGGCGTACCTGTAGGTACTCTGCTGAAGAACCTGAGACTTATCATGTCTACGGAAGGCACGATCAGCGTGGACCGGTTGCTAGTCGCTGCACCGTCGCTAGGGCTGACAACGGAGGCTATCCTGACTGGCGTTGGCGCGTTGGCGGGGGGCGCGCCCATGGCGCTGACAACGACAGGGGCAATTGACGATTTGCCGATACGGATCCCAGGCTGTCTTTTGTGGCTAGATGCGTCTGACACTGGTACCATTACGGCGAGCAGCGGTTCTGTAAGCCAATGGGATGACAAGAGCGGCAATGACCACCATGTTGCGCAGACAGCCGGGGCGGCGCAGCCAACAACAGGCACAAGGACCATTGACGGGAAAAACGTCATCGACTTCGACAGCGCTTATCTGACAAGGGACGATGCGTTAGGGCTAACGGGAAATCCCAATTTTTGTATGTTTTGCGTTGTTAAGCTAGACACGAGCGTCGCAATTGCTGACGGCATCATGTCCGTAGGTAGTGCAACTGACCCTACTACCGGCAAGGTGATAGGCTGTTGCGCAGGAAGCGATGGGTACTCTTATCGGTATCTTGATGGCAATCAGGTTTTTAACGCCACTGTACTCGGGTCGGCAAAGCTCCTGAACTACTGCCGCGCTTCTGGCGCTCAGTACGGAGCTGGCGCGTTATTCGTTGATGGTACTAGCCAATCG